CTAGCTCAAAAGATCAGCCACCGCGTCTAGATCACTGTCGAAAAGGTGGCTATAGACGTCTAACGTCATTTTTGCGGAAGAGTGACCTAGCTGACGCTGCACCACCAAAACGCTACACCCCGCCTGGATCATAAGAGACGCGGCGGTGTGCCTAAGATCATGCATGCTAATGCGCGGGAATGAGGGGTCTTGTTTCTGAGACTCTTTAATCGCCCTGGACCACCAGCCCCGCTTGCCCGGGTTTGTCACCGGCCCGCCCTGTGGACGCTCCCAGATAAGCTCGTTGCGCCTCTTATCCCCTATGGTCTCTAGGACGGCGGCTAGGGTGGGGGCGGGGATCGCTACGCGCCTAACCCTCCCCGTTTTCGTGGTCCCTAAAACAGGTTTAGCGCCTATGTAACTGATGCTTTTAGAGATAGTGGCCCGCGCGCGTTTTTCGTCTATATCTGATGGTGTGAGGGCGGCGCATTCACCTAGGCGCGCCCCCGTGGTGCCCATGAAAAGGACCAGGGAGCGATAGCGGCCCGCGTTATTTGCTAGCCGTATGAGTTGCTCCCCCGTTAGTGGCGTGGCCTCTTTCGGGCGTTTGGGTGGCAGTGGGAGGCGGGCGGCGTGGTTAACGTCGATATGCCCTCCCTCTTTTGCATAGTTCAAAAGCTTGTGCACGAGACCAACGGCCCGCTGAACTAGGCTAGCTGATCGGTTGCTGGCTAGTGTGTGGACCCACTCTGTTAGGTCTGGCCGGGTTATTGTATCGGCGGGGAATTCGCCCCAGCGTGGCTTAACGTGCACGCGGTAGCATGTCTCTAGGCTTTGTTGGCTAGTGGGGGCTAGGTATTTGAGTTCTAGGCGTTTGTATTGCCCCCATAGCTCGCTGATGGTGGGCGCTGTGGTGGTGGGGTTGAGTTTGCCGTTTTCTATTTCTTGGAAGTTTTGGGCGACCCATGCTTGTGCGGCGGCTTTGGTTTTAAAGCCGCGTTTGGCGTGGCGTTTGCCGTCCGGGGTGGTGTATCGGACGCGCCACCTGGTCCCGGCTTTGATCGTGTATTTGTCTACGCTAGCCATGCCTGGGCTTTCTGCGCGTGCGGGCTGTACTGCTGGTAAAACTCTATGGCGTGGCGTGGGAGGTCTAGTTCATTGGCTATAGCCCCGGGGTGGCCGCCTGTGAGTGTTTCGGCCATTGCGTAGTCTGTGGCCTTGATGAGTAGGGCGGCGGCATACCTATTGGCCTGTAGCTCTTGTCGGGCGTTGAGCGTGGGGTCTGTGGTTGGCCTGTGCTGATTAGCAGCGTGCCCTAGCTCGTGGGCTAGGGTCCAGACGTGCTCCCGGTAGTTTTTGGTGACATCGGCGCGGATGCTGATGCGGTGGGCTTGATAGTCGTAAAAGCCTTTCGGGCCTTCCCGGTGGTAGGTGATGGCTAGGCCCATATTGTCGGCTAGTATGGCTAACCTATCTAATTGCATTAGGGTTCCTGTAGTTCGTTTGGTTCTAGTTCGTCACCGCTTAGGGCGACGTGGCGTGTTTCGTCGTACTCGACACTATAGGGGTCGCCGTGGACAGTGTGGCGCCGTCTGTCGTTCAGGTGTTCGACATTGCCCCCTCTAACCTGGGGTTCCCGCGAGGTTGAATTATCGAACGTATCACCAAACATATCTCGGAATGGGGCGCTTGGATTTATATTTGGGTTGTACACGTCTGACGCGGGGTCGGTTAATAGGGTTAGGAATGGGTTAGAGCCTGTGGGTGTGGGGGATGTGATCGCGTCTCCTTCCACCCGTGCCTCTAGTTCCTTTAGTAGTGAGAGTGTGTCGATTTTTGGAAGGGCGCCTGCGAGGTTCGGCGTGTGGAGTTCATCTGCTGATAGGTGGCCCGTTTCGTAGAGGCCCTGAGCTGGTGAACGGCCATAAATTCGGCATAGTCTAATGACTAGATCGGGGGCTAATTCTTGGACGTCATGAATTTGCCGGGTGAGGGTGCTCGGGGATATTCCTAGGGCTTTTGCGGCTTTTCGTTTGGAGTCGGGGGCAATCAGTTCATCTAACCATTTAGTGAGCTGTTGCGCGTCAAGCTTATGGGGTTTGGGCATGGTGCCAGTGTAGCTCATGGTCGAAAAACTGAACAGGGAAAACCCCTGCTCGAGCATTCTATATACCCCCGTAAAGGGGTGAGTAATTACAGAATTTTGCGCTAAAAGATCGGGCGACGCATAATCTGAATATCAACGTTCTAAAAACTGAACGTTGAGCGGATTTTAGAACACTGGAGAGGTTCAAGACATGCGCAATACAAACACCCCGCCCCTGTGGGAGCAACTGGCCATGAGCGCGGTCATGCTAGTCGGCCTGTGGCTGTTCATCATTTTTTTTGTCGCCGTGGCTGACTTAATCACTGGTGGGTTGTAAGCCTGGGAACAAAGGCTAACACCTTTGAAAAGGCTCAAAAGGTGAAGGAAGCGGCGGTTAGCTAAGGCCCGCGCGTTCACCCCGCGCCTGTAGTTCCTCTAATAGGCGGCTAAATGGGATGCCGGCCAGGATCGAGTCTAGGTCCGGCTGTTTAGCCTCCGATGGTTCTAGGTAGCCGTTTTCGTAGAGTCCCTGGGCCGGGGAGCGCCCATAAGCACGACATAACTGGATAACTACCTCTGGCGCTAGTTTGCCTATTTCGTTGATTTGGCGCGTAAGGGTGGCGGGATTGATACCCGCGCGAAAACACGCCTGACGGCGGCTGTCTGGGTGAATAAGGGTATCTACCCATGTAGATAGCTGGGCGGTGTTTGGGTGGTATTTGGGCATACCGAAAGTCTAGCGGCTGACTCGTTTCCTGAATATCTTTTAACCCTGGTGGCCGGGCGATTTTACCCCCGCTATAGGGTGGTTAAATTTCAATTATTGCGTTTTTAAAACGTGTAACTCATAATCGAACTAGCTGATAGTTACAAAGCTAGTTGCACGTTTAAAAAGTTGAATAGTGGCCCTGTTTGGAACGGGCCGGGGTTCGATTCCCTGGCAGGGCGCGAGGCTCCACTAGGTGGGCTGGGGTTTGGGCATATTCACTAGCCCGCCTGGTGTGGCCGTGTTGTTTGAAAAACTGGATGAGTGCATAGCGCGGGGAAGATATTTACCCGCCTAGTAGGCCCGGTGAGCATGGTGTGTAGATTGCGATGACCCGGGGGGAACGGCGGGGCGCTGGAACACGGGCCATGGCCTGTAGGTAACCACCCGCGCGGATATAAATGTTTTTGCCCTGGCTGTTTGGCCGGGGTTTTTGCCCCTTGCTAGGTGTGACCACGCATAAGGGCTTGACCCTGTTTTCCTTCCTGGTGTTTGTGCATAGTTATGGGTTTGGCCTGTGTGGTTGGCGGTTCGATTCCGTCGAGGGGCGCTGGGGTCATGGGGGTGTGATCCCTAGTTGGCGCGCGGGGGAGGGGCTTTGACCCCTTTCCTAGGGCGCGCTTTTGTGGCGGGGCGGTGTTTGCGAATTGGTTACGCCGCCCCGCCCTCTGTCTACTTTTGAGAGGTATTGCTATGGATGCAGAGTTGAAGCAGCCCCCATTGTCGGAGGCTGTGTACTACTGGAAAAAGACGCTTGAAAAGGCTAACTACAAACAGCCGGGGCGTAATTTTGTGCTGGCCAGTATTGGCGGCGTTTTGGTGTATCGGAGTGACAAACTAGATGGGCTTGCTACCCCTATGTTCGCCCCGGCTGGGGTGAGGCTATCCGATGAAGAGGTTAGGGCGCTAACGGCTGTGCTGTCGCTACCTCAACTGATGTAGTTAAAACCTAACGTAGGGAGCGGCGTTTCTGTCCGTGGTACCTATTGCCCGGCCGTCATTTTCGCCTATGTCTTGGATTACTACGGAATAGCTAACGTTTTCGCTGAGATTAACATAGGCGGTGCCGTAATTGACGGCACATTGAGTAATGCCTGGGTGACGGCCCGCTTCTAGATCGGATTTTACGCGGCGCTGTTCCTGTTCGTCACGAACGTAATAAGTGCCGTTCATGGTGCCGTCGTTGACGTAGATGCTGATTTCCATGTTTTCACCTTTTCGGTGTAGGGGGTTTGGGCACCACCATTTTAACCCATTGTGTCAACCGGTGGAAGGGGCGCCTATGGGTAAAAGTAGCGTCACTGTGGCGTTTGATCCTAATAGTTTCACATGGGTCAACAATCAAAAATCAACAAAAAAGAAGACCCGCGCGGGGCGCGGTCCTTCGGAGAGGTTTACAACATGAAGTTGCAAGAAATTAGTTTACCTAATTCACCCTACAAGTTGGTAATTGCAGAACATAGCAAAAAGGGGCTAATGGTAGACGCTTATCTCGCTTGCGTAGCTATGGGGCTGCGTTGGAGGCAACAGGCTCCAAAACTAAATCTGGTGTTTGACCCGGCGCCTAACTTTGACGCTGAGTGGGTGACACGTGAAGAGTTCAGCCGGTGGTTAGACGGGATCAAGGTGGGCCAGGTAAAGGAAGAGAACAGGGCCACTATCGAGCTTTACAGGGATTGGCACGGGATCGCCATAGATAAGTTCCTAGCGGATAAAACGCCCGCGCCTATGGAAGGCACCCTCGATTTCACCCCGGCCCCGCGTGAACTCACCCGGCTAGAAATATTGCAGCTGGCTCTACAGGCTGAGGAGGAGCGCCTACAACTTGAAGAGCAACAGGCCACCACTACGGATGTGGGGACAGTGGCGGAACAGCTCATTAACCTGGCTAAGGAATTGAAGGGCGGCGGGGATGCTACCGGATAGAAACGACCCCCGCGTGGGTGCTATCGCGGCCCAATTGGGTGTTACGCGGAATTATGCGCGCCAATTGTTCCATGAGGCTGGATACTCGGACGGAATGCTGTCTACACGTGAAGTAGCGGAAGCCCTAGGGGTAAGCGTTCCCACGGTGCGTAACTGGTTGAACGCTGGCCATCTACAGGGCACCCGCTTAGCAGGCAGTCAGCGGTGGCGTGTGGACCCAGAAGAGGTCGAAAGGATTAAAGCCCTATGAGTGTGAAGCATGTGGCGAATTTTAACCCGGATACCCCGGGGATGATGGTGTGGGCGCTGATCCGTAGCGCCCAGGTATTGGAGCGCGCGGCGGAGTCTACGTGGCTGGACGCCGTGGAACGGCGGGAGCTTTTGCGCGCTGTAGCGTCTTTGAGGCGGAAACAACTACTAGTTTTGGAGAGGACGCGGGACGGTGGCGACTGGCTCGACGAAAACGAAAATAGCGGCCCTGGTGAAGGTGATGGAGGCGGAAAAGCCAAAGCCGAAAAAACGGCGGACGGCCACGTTTTCGGGTGTAATGGAGGACAAACAAAACCGAAAGTGGACCTACCTGTCTTTAGCGGCTGAAAAGTTAGAGACTACACCCGGGGAGTTGATGGAAAAGGCAGACTTTTTAGGTCTGGAGATTCACAACCAGCTCAAGGGTTTTAAGGGGCCGTGGGTTCCCGTTAACGCTGTTGAGGCGTTGAAACTATCGGGGGGGCTTTCTACCGCTGCCCATGAGCAAAAATATAGGCCGTGTGTTCACCCTTGTTGCAACAGCGTTGGCAGCGGCCCGTGGGGTTTGGCTATGTGCATCAGACATGCAGCTAAGTTCCAGTCGCTAACGCGGGTTAAAGCGAGGCGCCGCCGTATGGAGTTTATTCATGATTACGGCTTTTTAGTGGTGAAGCTAATGGAGGCGTTGCACCGTGGGGAAAAACTTAAACCTAATGAGTTTGCGCGCCTACATGCGCGGGGGCTGCTTACAGAGTCTAAACAACTTACGGATGCGGGTTATGAAATTGCGCGCGTCTGTGACATCTTGAGAGAGGAGTTAGTGGCATGAAACTAAAAGATCAGGTGGTTTTACAGGCCGCTATTTTAAAGCGTTTGCGGGCTGAACATGACGCGTGCCGCCAGGCACTTCTGGAAGAGATGACCCCCGGGGAGCGGCTAGTGGCCGCCACATCTGAGGGGGAGAAACTAGGCACTGTGAGCTTAACGGACCCTAAGCCTACCGCGTTTGTCGCTGATATGGGAACGGTGAAGGCTCTGGCCCCGGCTGAGGCTTTGGTTGACGTGTTCGCCCCCGGGATGTCCGCGAAGGCTATGGAGGTGGTGAAAGAACACGCCCCTGAGCTGTTGGAGCATACGGTCGCTAACTGGTACGTGGAAAAGTTGAAGGCTGACACTGTAGCGGCGGCGCGTACGGGTGGGGATGTGCCCCCGGGCATGGGGGTTAGGCGTAGTGAGCCTAATGTGATGGTCCGCCCGTCCGAGTCTGCTAATCGTGAGGCGGAGGCTATCTGTTTTAACAATCATCTGACGCACGAATTGGAGGCGTAGGGGATGGTTAAACACGAAAATACCGCCGAGGCATTGTTGGCGGCTATGGCTGACGTGAGGGCTGTTCACAAACAGGAAAAAAACCCCCACCAGGGGTTCTTTTTTCGCGGCGTGGATGCTGTTGTTAACGCTACAGCCCCGGCTTTTCGTAAACATGGTGTGGTGGTTACCCCGCGTTTGGAGTCTGTGGAGTATGTTCAGCACGCGGGGGGTAAAAACGCTATCACGGACGCCCGCGTGGTCGTAACCTACAGTTTTCAACATGTGGGTTGCGAGCCGCTGGAAGCCCGCGTCGCAGCTGAAGCGCGAGACTACGCGGATAAGGCTACGGCTAAGGCTATGAGCGTGGCTTTTCGTATCGCCCTGTTGCAGTCCCTTTGTCTACCTACGGAAGATGTAGACCCGGATGCGGATTATGTGACGGTTCCCGGGGATCAGGCTACGCGTGGCCCCGTGGATCAGGCTCAACAGGCCCGGGATGCTTTGCTACAGGAATGTAACCGGCTAGGGCTTAACCCCGGTAAGGTTAAAGCCTTTGGCATTACACCCGTGGGTGGGTCTTTTGACCTGTCGGTCGTTGAAGGTTCTAAGGGGGCGGCGCTGATTCGTGGGCTTATGGAGAAGATCACTAGCGACCCTGATTTAGTCGAAAAGTTGAGGGGATAAGATGCCGCAGTTCCAAGCACCGCTAAACCCGGTGGACATCGAACAAAACATTAGAACATTGTCTAGCCGTATCGCTAAAGGCGTGGACGTGGTGGACGAAGCCTATAGAGCTTTTCTTGAGTCTGATCGTCTCTTTGAGGCGGCTTACGCCCGCGCCTATCTTGGAGCTGATGGCCCGGTAGAGGACAGGAAGCAGGCGGCGCGGGTGGAGACTATGGGGGAGCGTGAAGCCCGTGACGTGGCGGAGGCTGCGTTTAAATACGCTGACAGGCGCGCTAAGGCCCTGGAACTGGAGCTACGGGCTTTGCAGTCGATAGGGGCGTCTGTTCGGTCTATGTATTCGGTTGCTGGCCGTGGGGAGTAGACCGGGGCGTATGCCACGCGATGTCGCTGAGGCGGTTCATGCCCGCGCGGGTGGGGTGTGCGAGGTGTTGATCCCGTGGGCTGGATGTACGGGGCGGGCTGAGCATATTCACCATAGGCAGCTGCGTAGTCAGGGCGGCGCCCATGATCTGGACAATTGCCTTGCTATTTGCCACCTTTGCCACGCGTTTATTCACGCGTACCCGGCGCGTTCGTATGAGTGTGGCTGGCTGGTCCGTTCGGTTGATAACCCAGCTGATGTGGTGGTGGTTGTGGCGCCGCGTGACTAATTTTTTTGGAGGTTTATAACGTGAGTTTGCAGGCTATTTTGTGGGTGATGCATAAGGCGCCTGTTGAGCCTAACGCTAAGTTCCGGACGTTGCTCGAATTGGCTAATTTTGCGGATGATGAGGGGCGCTCGGCGTTCCCGTCTCGTGGGCGGCTGGTTGAGCGTACAGGGCTTAGTTCTGGGTCTATCGCGCGGCATTTGCGGGCGTTGGAGTCTGACGGGCTTATTAGGCGTGGGGATCAGTCACTGGTTGGACATTATCGGCGTGATAGGCGTCCTGTTGTGTGGGATCTGGCTATGGAGTTGGATAGGTCGAAGGCGCCCGCGCGGGTTGATTCTGGGGCTGTGGAGGATGATTCGGGGGCCGTTTTTGGGCGTTCGGATGATGGTTTGGAGGCGCCCGCGCCTGTGGATAACCCTGTGGATAACTCGTTAGCGGGGTGTCAATATGATACCCCGTTGGCCGATTCTGGGTCGGAACGGGGTGTCGCTACGGTCGGAACGGGGTGTCGCTACGGTCGGAACGGGGTGTCACAGGCGACACCCAATCCAATTAATAAACCAACTAGTAAACCAACAACTAACCCTATTATCCCTTGTGATGGCGGACACAGTGACGGCAGTCACGTGGACAATATCGGGCTAGCGCCCTCGACCTCACCCGCTGACGCGGATTCGGCCACGAAACAAAAACCATATTCCGAAGCCTTCCAAAAATTCTATGAGGCGTATCCGAGGAAGATTGGGAAGCGGAAAGCATTCAACGCGTGGACACGCGCCGTCAAACGCGCTCCCGCGAATGTGATCCACGACGGGGCCGTGGCCCTGGCTGAGCATCACAAGCGGGCGGGCACCGACCCCCGGTTCATTCCACACCCCACAACATGGCTGAATCGTGACGGCTGGGAGGATGAACTAACCCTCCCGACTGATAGCCGCGCGGCGCGTGGCAGGAACAGCTTTTTAGATTTTCTACGGGCGGGAGGTGTAAACGATGATGCAAATCAACTGGAACGCGGTAGCGGCCCAGCTATTGGCCTTGGTCGCTGAGTTTGATACCCGCTTTGCGGGCCTGGACATGGACGCTACGGAACGAAAGATCGACGCGTGGGCGCCTGTTCTGGCCAGCGCGGGAGTCACCCCGGAATTCCTGGCTAAGGCTGTGCCGGTGGTGTATGGGACCGGGGACCGCGGCCCGCTCAACCCTTTGGGCGCGGTGCTGGATGAAGCCCGGAATGCACGAAAAAGGGCCAGCCAGGGCGCGGTTGTTCGGGAGTTGACGGCTAAGCCGCGTAACACGGGCGGGCTGGCTAAGTCGGTCTATGAAGCTACAGGAACGCTAGGGGTAGGTTGCCCCCGCTGTGGCGCCCGGCCTGGTTTGCCATGTGTTGGCGCTTATGGGCCTATGCGGATGCCTCACCCGGCGCGCTACAAGCTGGCACACCCTGAAAACGGGGGTTTTAAGCCCTCCAGACCCCCGCACCCACACAAACCCCCACGGGAGGGCAAAAAGCCCGCGACGCGGCAAGCTGGGGCCGATTCTGGCCCCTTTAACAATGAAGAGAGGAGTCGACAATGGCAAGAACTGCTCAAAACGCGGGAACTACCCCACTAGAGCCGACCGGATTCTCGGAGGCGTACACGGCTTTCAGTGAGACCCTACAGGAACTAAAACGGCTAGCAGATCAAGCTATGGAGGACGTTGCAGACATGGCCGACAGCCTGTGGAACGTCTGTGTCTACATGGAAAACGCTCCCATGTCCGAGGGGATGAGGCAAAAAACAACACAGGCGATGGAAGGCCGCGAAAAGCGACTAAGCGCGCTAGTCCAACAGGTAAACGACGTTTGGGCGGCAGTGTCGCTAGCCCTAACCGGGCTGGAAGACTGCTCCCTCCTGATAGATGACATGGGGGAATACGACGTAAACGCCCAAGCCTATAAACGCCTCAAAAAGGCCAAATGGGACTTGACGGTGGCGGAACGCTCAGGGCGCGCCTCTAGCGTCATCGAAAAAATAGACGAAGCAATGAAGCAACTAGAGCACCACGCTAGTATCGCTTTTTTCACACATAATTAGAACAGGAGTCGAACATGGCTAATAAGCACGTAACCCTACTAGGGTCTACATCTTCCAAGAAACCGCCCGCGCTAACTCGTACCCGTGACGGGCGCCCCATGACACGATTCACTATCACCACTAGCGACCGGATCAAGGATAAGACGGGAACATGGACAGACGGGCCGCTACAGTTCTACAGCTGTTTGGCCTTTGATTCCCTGGCAGAAAATATCGTTAACACCTGTAGTAGCCCGGTGGAGCTGCTGGTGGAAGGCGTGGAAACGCGGGAGGAATGGCAGAGCAGCGAAGGCCCGCGCGAGTCAGTGTCTATTAGGCTCACTAGCGCGGGCGTTAGCCTACGCAGGCAGTACGCTAACGTTACAAAGCAGCAGGGCGGCGGCGGGGGGCAACATGCCCCACAACAAGCCCCGGTTAATGATCCGTGGGGCGGCGCCCCCACGGGCGGGTTTGGTGGTGGCGATGATGAACCGCCGTTCTGATGATCCCCACGCGCCCCGCGCCCTAATGGTGTTGCCCTGGGATAAACCCCCCTTATCGCTGAATGTGCGTAAGCATCACCACGCCCACGCTACAGACGTTAAAGCTGTGCGCGGGCTTACTGCTTTGAATGCGCAACAGGGTGGCCTCCACATGATGGGGTGGGAACGCTACGGGCGCCTATCTGTGCGTTTGCACTATCTACCACGGGATAAAAGGCGGCGGGACACAGACAACCTAGTTGCCACCCTCAAGGCCGTATGCGACGGGCTGGTAGACGCGGGCCTAGCCCCGGATGACACACCCGCCTACATGTCCAAGCCTGAGCCAATTATCCACCCGGCTGTAAAAGGCTTAGCGCCGCTAATTTGGCTGGAACTAGCCACCGTGGCGCCGGGAAACTATCAACTAGCAGGAGGGCTAAGCAGTGAGCCTAATAGTGCATGACAATATGACGGCGGCTGAGATTAAGCAGGCAAACGCCCTAATCAACAGGCTAAGCCGTGGACTACTCATGTCTACCACTTACCTAACGATGATGGAAGAGCATGGGGCGCTAGCTAGCCTCGGGGAATATATAGACCCCCGGGACTTGAGGCTGTGCGAAACAAACAAAATCACGGGGGAATAATGACGGGTATTTATCCGGAAACTAGCGCCGTGGCGGCGGCGTTTGACATGCCAGACAGTTACGGCGACGCGCCCTGGACCCACGGCGCGGAGTGGGCGTGGGTGGAAGTCCACGGCGTGATCTGGGCGCTACATGAATTAGCCACGGCTAAACAGGTGATGGAACGCCCTACTATGCGTGTCGTAAATCACTACTACAACATGGCGCTAAAAATCAGCGACGCCTTACCAGACTGGCCGCGTGACATGCTCCCGGGATTCGCTTACGGATACCGCGACGCCCTGTTGCGTTTGGTGAACTCTGCCCCCGCGCGGATGAAGGAGCTTAATAACTGGCTGGCTTGGAAGGCTACAGAACTCGACGAAATGGAGGGCACACAATGACCGATGAAGAGAAGCAGGCATATAAGGCGCTTTTGAAACAGCTCCACGACGCCCTACCGCCCGGCCCGTTTTCCGCCGGATTGGTGGGCAACACCTCCATTATTCGAGATGTGGACGGTGCCCCCGTCGTGGCTGTAAGGAAACTAGCGGGAATGGACGTCGCCAATGTGAAGGCTTTTGCAGACCTAATCATTTGGGCGCATAGCGAACTGGAAGGACAGACTCATGAGTGACATATGGGAATTCACACTGCAAGCTTTGGAAAAATACGCGGGCGGAAAAAAGATAACCCAAACGCAAACTCAACTATTGCTAGACCGTGGCCTAATCAACCACGGGGGAACTATCACAGACACAGGACATAAGGCACTGGCCCGCGCCTGGGGAATGGGGGCCGCATGATAAAAGTCATCCACGGGGACACACTAAAAGTCCTACCCACCCTAGACGCCGATAGCGTGGACGCTGTCATCACAGACCCGCCTTATTCCAGTGGCGGTCTACATTCCACTAGCAGGAAACAGTCAGCCGGACAAAAATACATGAAAGTTCAAGGTAACTATCTCGACTTTTCCGGCGATAACAGGGACCAGCGCAGTTTCCTACTGTGGTTCAACCTGTGGTTAACGGAAGCCCTACGGGTAACCAAACCCGGGGGAATTATCGCCGTATTCACAGACTGGAGGCAACTACCCTCCGTGACGGACGCCCTACAAGTCGGTGGCGTCGTGTGGCGCGGCATTATCCCCTGGCATAAACCAAACGGACGCAGGCAACAGGGGCGCTACGCAAACACATGTGAATACGTGGTGTGGGGAACAAATGGCGCCCGCCCACAAGGAGGGAGCTCCCTAGGCGGGTTTTGGCAACAATCCACCCCCGCTAAGGCTAAACGGTTCCACATGACTGAGAAGCCCGTGGAACTTATGGAGTTCCTACTAGGTCTAGTCCCTGAGGGGGGAACAGTCTTAGACCCCTTTGCCGGGTCTGGCAGCACCCTGGTAGCGGCGCAAAACCTGGGACTAAACGCTATCGGCGTGGAAGCCCTAGCCCATAACGTTCAGATCATGAAAGACAGGCTTGCAGCCAATGAGCAAACCCTCTGGGCTAAGACCGCCGAGACTATGAAGGAAGGAGAAGGCAATGAAGATCACCGTGTATAGCACACCTAATTGTGTTGCGTGTAGGCAAACAAAAAGATTACTCACGCGGCAGGGCACACCCTACATGGAGGCCCACATATCAGAAGCCCCCTACACTATCCCAGAGCTAAAGGAATTGGGATACCAGACGGCCCCCTTTGTGCAAGTACTGGACAGCACAGGGGGCTTAATTGATGAATGGGCCGGGTTTAAACCAGATCGCATTAAGGCGCTAGCAGAACACTAGCGGGAGCAAACCCCGCGTTCAACAAGACAACCCCTAGGAGACTAAAACATGAATGTTTTGCAGAACAATGACCTGCGCACCCTTTTGGATCGGTATGGCCTTGACTACCGTGGCGAGCCTGCCCCCGGCTATGGTGCGATAGACACTCTCAGCCTCAACTGCATGGGCGCGAATGACGCAGACCTGGAGTTCCACGAAGACCACGCAGTTCTCGAAGTCTTGGTGGACTCCGACATTGAGTATCTGCCCAAATGTTTCCAGACCGACTACATGTTGAAAATCAAAATGCCTATCTGGATGGCAGAACATATTGCCCGTGTAACCACCAATCAGCAAAAGGAAGAGAGCTAAACCATGCCCACCTCTATTAACCACATTGGCCCCACACCTATGAAGGCTCACCCCACGGACGCGGGCTACGACCTAAGAGCCGCAGCGGAGCAAAACTTGAAACCCGGCCAACGTGCACTAATCCCCACCGGCCTGCACATCGGCCTACCGTCTAACACAGTTGGCTATGTGTGCCCACGCAGCGGCCTGGCGGCAAACTGCGGTATCACCGTGCTCAACGCCCCCGGTGTCATCGACCCCGGCTACACCGGTGAAATACTAGTCAACCTTATCAACCTAAGCCCATACCCCTATAGGATCTGTCGCGGGGACAGGGTCGCCCAGCTAATCATCCACCACACTGTAGAGGTTGATTGGCAGCACGTCGAAGAGTTCGAAGAAACACAACGCGGCGCACACGGCCACGGATCAACCGGAGACTAAGCCCGATGAACCCTCTAGCGTGTTTATGTCGCTAGAGGGTTCAAGGCTACATAGCCCCACACAAACACAACAGGAGGGACACATGCACCCTACCCCCACACCCGAAAAACTCAACAGGCTACGCCTAGAGCTCGACTGGTGGGAACGCGAACTAAACACACCCGACGAAGAAAACAAGGGCAGAGGGTTCGAAGAATTCAACGCGGGCATATACCACGCAATAGAAGAATTCAAAACCATACTAGACAGGCTAGGACTCTAACCCATGTACACCACCTACATAGAGTTGTTCAGAGACATAGACAAGCTAACGGACGCCCTACACACAGCCCGCGCAAACATCACCACGCCCGCCACGCCGCCGGAAGTGCACACCCGCGCCCCGTACGGCCCAAAACCACCCTGCAACCTACACTGGCTAAACACCACCATAGAGGCGGAAGGCAGTCTAAAAGAACTCACCACAGCGCTAGCAGAACTACTAAACACCCCACCACCACGCCACCGGCCCACAACATGGCTCTATCACAAGGCCGGGGACATCGTAGACAATAAGGAAGCCAATCAGCTAGCCTACGAGGATCTAGCCACAATCACCCGCAGCCTACAGCCACCCACCCCGGCTACAGACGCTACACCCCCCACCACATGGGAGGCAGAACACAGCATCCTCTATAAACTCAAACGGTTAGGCTATACCACCACAAGCAAAGAACTACACACCCTAGCCACCCGTGGGCACATAGAGCAAGCATGGACACACAAAGGGAAACACTACAAACTAGCCCAGGTAGTGGACTACCTAACGCAAACCACTTGACACACATACACCACCACATGCTATAATTGCAAACAGAGCCCCCACTATGGGGTACCGTCATGAGTTGCCAAAGTAAACGTTCCACTATCGCTAGTGGTCTTACTCTGGCAGCTTTTAGGCGTGGCCATGCTGTCCCCTGCCAATAACAGCAGTGTATCGGAGAGACCCGCCACCCCCGCCCACCACACACAGTAGGCGGGGCTTTAAACCTACACACACAACAAAATACAAAGACACACGCGGGAGGTACCACACATGCCATTCACAGACAGCCCAGCCGCCCGCCGCCTACGCAAACGCCTCCAAGCACAGTACAAGGAACAAAACAAACCCTGCGCAATATGTGGGCAACCCATCGACTATAAAGCGCCACGCACCACCTACCACCCAAACAGCCTCGACCTAGACCACATACAACCCACAAAAACACACCCACACCTAGAATTGGTAGAGGATAACATTCAACCCGTCCACGCGTCATGCAACAGACACAAAAGCGACGGAGTAGCCATACACCCCATAGGCAACACAAGCCGCATATGGTGACCAAACAAACACAAAACGCATAACATACAAACACATGTATAATATGCATAAAACAAACCACAACACCCCACGACACCTCAAACGATAAAAGCCCAGGTCAAAGGGGTAGGGGGGAAAGATCACTAAGGGAAAAAACCCGGAAAAGTCAAGGGGTGGGGACCTGGCATTTCCCCCCACGGTTGCATAGCCCCCTGAATAATATGCAGGTTGTGGCGTGTTTTTGCTGGACTTTTAGGGGTTTAGCCCCTGTTTTGGAGGTGGTGAAAATGAGTGCTAGGCGTGTTGGGGAGGTAGAGGCGGCTGTTTTGAAGGCCGTGGACGCCTCTGGGCTGATGGATGACCCCCGGAATAGTGGGGCGGTTGCTGTGGCTTTGTCGTATGCGCGTCAGATTGATGATAGTGAGCGCGCGTCGTCGGAGGATCGGACTAAAGCGCTGTATTTGGGGCCGCATTTGTTGAAGACTTTGATGACGTTAGGTTTAACCCCCGGCGCGCCGTCTGATGATGCGCCTAAGACGCGGGGGCGGCCTAAACGTAATAAGGCGGTGATGGATGGATTACGCGCAATTAATGGAGGCTTGGAGTCGTCAGGATGATGGACAACATGGTCACACCGTGCCGCGTTTGTTCCCTCCGACGTTGGGTGGGCGGGAGCTTACCCCGGAAACTACCGCGGGGTTTTCGCTTATTGAGTTTGCGGAACTGATCGGCCAGCCTTTGCGCCCCTTCCAACAGTGGCTAGCGTTGCATGGCTTGGAGTATAACGAGGATGGGTCGGATTTTCGTTTTAAACGCGTCATCGTTGAAGTTGCTAGGCAAAACGGTAAGACTCACTTTATGGTCGTCCTTGGCCTGTGGCGCTTGTTTGTATTTGGCGCGTCTGGGATTATTTCGACGGCTCAGAATTTGAAGTACGCTGAGGGAACTTTGGCAGATGCGTTCCGTATCGCTGCATTTAACCCTGTACTGTCGCAGTGGCTGCGAGATAATACGCGCGCCGATGAAGATGACGAATTCAACGGTAAATACATTACGCGCGTTAATGGCGGCCATATGTTTAAGTTGACGGGCGCCCCGGTGGATGGGGCGGTGGATTTAGCTAAAGACGGCCCGCCGTTTTGGAGCGTGACCACTTCCACGCGTAAGGGTGGCCGCTCTATGACGGTGGACCTGGCGTTTTTTGATGAGCTGCGAGAGCATATTAAGTGGGATGCGTGGGACGCTATCACCCCCACGGTGAGCCAGCGGCCCTTTGGCCAGGTGTGGGCATTCTCCAATGCGGGCGACGCTAGTTCTATTGTCTTGCAGGATTTGCGTAGTCAGTGCTTGGAGGCTGTAAACGCGGGCTTAGCAGACGCGTCTAATATGGCGCTGTTTTCGTGGTCTGCTGATCCGGCTTTGCCGATTGATGACCCGCGCGGAATGCTCCAAGCAAACCCATCTTTGGGCTATGGCGCGGCTAAGCTGGAGCATTTGCGGGCAGAGGTTAGATCAACGCCTAACCCCGATGGGTTTAGAACTGAGTACCTTTGCCAGTGGGTCCAGTCGGTTGAGCCTGGAAAGATTCTACCGGCGATGTGGGAGCCTTTGGCGGACCCATCGGCTACTATCCCGGATGACGCGGTTATCGCGGTGGGCGTGGATGTGGCTGTGGATGGACGCGCGGCTTATATCGCTGTTGCCGCTGATCGTGGGGACGGTGTCGTTCACGTGGAGGTTGTGGCGGCGCGCCCCGGCTATTCGTGGGTGGTTGATTGGCTACGGCCCCGCGTGGGTTCGTGGTGCGATGGGGTCGTGGCTCTCCAGGTGAAGGGTTCACCGTCCCAGGCTTTGGCCCCGGGTTTGGCTGACGCTGGTTTTACTGTTCGCCCCTGGCAGGGCGGGGATATGACCCGATCAACTCTTGGATTCTTTGACGCTATCCAATCCGGGCGCGTGGTTCACATTGACCAACCTGTTCTAAATGAGGCGGCTTTAGCGGCTGTTGAGCGTAAAGCCGGTGACGTCTTTATCTGGGATCGCGGCAAATCTTTTGGCGATATTAGCCCATTCGTGGCTTGTAATATTGCGTGGTGGGCGGCGTTAAACCCCCCGGAAAAATTCATTAGCGCTTATGCTGCCGATGACTTTGAGGACGTTGTGGAAGAGTTGGAAGATGCGCCGCTTATTGATGATGATGACGATGACGGCGGCGGTTTGTTAATCGTGTAAAAGAGAAGGGGGGTGTCTTGTGGGATTTTTTGAAAAGCTGGGGTTTAAAGCCCCGGTTATGGAGGCGCCTAGCGCGGATGTGTTAGCCGCCCCATTGTTCGCAAAATTGGCTAGCGACGTTGATTCGATGCCAGTGGAACAACTGTGGAAGGAACAGCCACATCTTAGGACGGTGACTGAGTTTATCGCTCGGAATATTTCGAGTGTGGCGCTCCATGTGTATAGGCGGGGGGATGATGGGGGCCGTATTCGCGACCGTGATTCAGAAGCGGCGCGCGTTTTGTTTAAGGCTAACCCTGGTCAGTTAATGCAGGATGTTTTACATGCCTCACTGCTTGACCTTTGTTTATTTGATGAGTTTATTTGGTTCGTCTCTGTTGATGATGATGGTGGCCCGGCTGTTTATCCGATTAGCCCACTGTGGGTGTATCGGAAAAACTTTAGTGATAGGTGGACTTTGAGGTCTATCGTTGTCGCCGATGATGATGGCAACCACGTGGAGCTGCCCGCGTCTAACATTGTTTATTGTCACGGGTACCAGCCGGGGACTTATCGGTACGGCGCGTCACCTGTTGATTCTTTGCGGGATGTGCTAAAGGAACAACTGGAGGCGGCGGCGTATCGTGGCCAGCTGTGGAAAAATGGGCCACGCCTATCAGGGGTGATTACACGGCCTAAGGACGCGCCTTGGACGGGGGCGGACCGTAGCAGGTTTAAAGCCTCTTGGAATAGTCAATATACGGGCCGTGGTTCCGGCGCAGGTGGTACTCCCGTCCTTGAAGATGGCATGGACTTTAAGCCCATGCATTTGAAGGCTCAGGACGAACAGTTTGTCGACGTCGCTAAGCTCGCATTGGCTACCGTAGCTAGTGTCTATCACATTAACCCTACGATGGTAGGGCTTTTGGATAACGCTAACTACTCTAACGTTAGGGAATTCCGCAAAAGTCTTTATGGCGATAGTCTGGGGCCGATTATTAAAAAACTTGAGGGCGTGATTAATGCGTTCCTTTTGCCTTTGCTAGGCGTCCCGGATGGGGTGTATGCGGAGTTTAATTTGGATGAAAAACTACGCGCCTCATTTGAGGAAAAGGCGTCTATTACTACGGCGGCGGTTGGCGGCCCGTGGATGACCCGGAACGAGGCTAGGGAGCAGAATAATCTAACCCGTCTAGATGATGGGGATTCTTTGCTTGTGCCGCTTAACACGACTGATGCGGATCGGCTGGGGGAGTCCCTAGCTGGTGAGGGGGAGCAATGACGCTACACGTTGTGATGGGGCCGCCGTGTTCTGGTAAGTCTACTTTTGTTGAGCTACATGCCCCGCGTGGTACACCCAGGTTTGACTTTGATCGTTTGGCGGCGGTTGTGGATGGCACGGGGGAGCTGCACCCGGAAACTGTGCGCGGGGAGTCTGTATTGAATGCGGTGGCCGCTATGAGGCGGGGGTTTACCGGGTGGGTGCTGGATGCTGAAACGGGTTCCCCGGATGCTTGGGTTATTTCAGGCAACCCGCCACGGTCGCTTATTGCTGCGTATGCGGGCGCCGGGGCTGAGTTCCACCTTTTAGACCCGGGCATGGATGTGTGTTTGCGGCGTGCCCGTGATGAGGGGCGCCCCGCATATACAGAAGAGGCTATTAGGGCGTGGTATGAAAACCCGCCCACGATCCCCACGGGGGAGAAAGGGGGAACAATGAAGCTAAAACAGTTAGATTTCACTTTGGTTAAGTCTGATAATTCGGATGATTTAGCCGAAGGTGAGTTTATCGGCTATGCATCTGTTTTCGGCAACATTGATTCCTACGGGGACGTGGTTGTTAGAGGCGCGTTTGCCGATGCTCTGAAAGAGTGGGGTGGGGCGCCTGGCCGTCTGCCTGTCTTGTATGGGCATGATTTTCATGATCCTTTTTCCAATATCGGGGAGGTGTTGGACGCGGTAGAAGACGATCACGGGTTGAAGGTGCATGCGCGCCTTGACCTGGATAACCCTAAGGCGGCCCAGGTTTACCGTTTGATAAAGGCGGGGCGCCTCTCTCAGATGTCTTTTGCCTATGACGTGTTGGACGGCGGCCCCGTGGATATTGACGGGCGGGACGCTTACGAGATACGGCGCGTGAAGCTTTACGAGGTTTCTGTCGTGCCGATTGGAGCCAACCAGGATACTGAGATTGTGGGGGTTAAGAATGCGCCCGCGATTTCTAAAGACGATGTTATGCAACTGTTGCGTGACGTCATGAGCACGCCTGTGTCTGAGGCTGAACAGGCGGCGTCCTCTGTTGTTGACGATGACCCGGAGGGGAAAGACGCCTCGGGGGATGTTTTCGCGGCTGCTGTGGCCGTGGAATTGGAACTACTGGAAGTGGGAAAAAATGACTTTGAAGAATGAACGCGCGCTTGCATTGAAGGCCGCCCGCGAACTGGCTGACAAGTACCGTGAGACTATGACCGAGGATCAGCGGGCCGAGATTAAGGCCGCTGTTGATAAGGTCTATGAGATTGACGAAAAGCTGGAGCAGGCGGCTAAGTCTCGTGAGTTGTTGAAGTCGGTGGGGGCTTTGCGTGAGGTTGAAGAGGATGCAGCCCCGGCTGAGGTGAAGGCCGCTACCCTGGGCGAGCACTTTGTTAAAGCGGCGCGTGATGGTTTGCGGGAGCAAGCGGCGGGCGCGCGCCTGAACATTGTGGGCACCGAGTTTAAGGCGGCGGGCGACCCGTATAAGCGCCCTACCGGTGATGGCGCTGCGTGGGGTACGACGTTTGATCGTGCCATTGTGAACGCCCACCGAGAGCAGCTGGTCGCGGCTGATCTCATGGGATCGGCTACCGTGTCGAACGCCACTATTAAGTATTTGGTGGAAAAGGCCAACCGCATTGCGGAAGGCGCTGTCGGTTTTGTCGCAGAGGGCGGTAAAAAGCCCTATGTTAACTTTACTGACTTTGACGTGGTTACTGAGTCACTGACTAAGGTTGCGGCGCTTACTAAGCTCACCGACGAAATGATCTCCGACTATGGCTTTATTGCCGATTGGATTAACAACAATCTGGTGTACGAGCTGTCTGTTGCTGAGGAAAAGCAGCTACTCAATGGTGACGGTACGAGCAACGGAATTAAGGGCCTGTTGAATCGTGACGGCGTACAAGCGAAAACCGGCACGGGCGTAGGCGCCTGGTCGGACACGATTTTCGAGGCTATGGGCATGGTTCAGCAGTCCACTACACTAACGGCTGACGGCCTGGTTATTAACCCGGCTGACTACCAGCCTTTGCGTCTGTCTAAGGATAAGAACGGCCAGTATTATGCGGGCGGCCCGTTTGCTGGCCCGTATGGTAACGGCGGCATTCAGATTAACCCCGGCCCGTGGGGTCTGCGAACTGTGGTCACTAACGCGGTGCCTCAGGGCACGGCCCTTGTTGGCGCATTTAAGCAGGGCGCTACGGTGCTGCGTAAGGGCGGTCTGCGAGTAGATTCCACTAATACTAACGCGGATGATTTCGAGAACAATCTGGTTACTGTCCGCGCGGAAGAGCGCCTCGGTTTGATGGTTCCGGCCCCGGCTGCGTTCGTTAAGCTGACTTTGACGGCGTGATAAGTATGGGTGATTCGCGTAAGCGGTGGAGGGTGGTTTTCCCTAATGGGTTTGAGACTACTCTTTTAATGGCGGATGAATTCGCGGCGCGTTTTTATCCGGGGGCTGTTCCTGAGGACGTGGCCCTGGATGGGGTTACGGCTGAGGGTGAAGAGGCGGCGGGGGATGTTGTAGAGGCTCCCCCCGCCAGCCGTGGGCGTAAGCCGAAAAACGGTTAGCCTGTTAGGGGGGTGATAGCTGTGAAGAGGATTGAAAAACCGTCGTCTTTTATAACTGTGGAGATGTTGAAGCAGTTGGACCCTAAGGGCGCTGAGTTTATTTCTCAGGCGCATATTAACGCGGCTATCGCGTCTATTCGTAATATTTGCGGGTGGCATGTTTTCCCTAGTTTGCCTGACAGTATAACACTCACTGAACAGTCTGGGGGCACTATTATTTTGCCCACCAAATCGGACATGATAGTTAATTCTATCGAGGTGTATGCCTCTTTATCTCAGTCCGAGGGTGGGCAGATTTGGAGTACCCGGGCGGGTGGTGAGTTTATGGCATTCCCCGGGGGAATTGTAAAACTGGTAGGTATCCAGCTTAAGCCTAGCTATTCGGTAAATGTTGATTTTGAGCATGGCTTTGGAACGCCAGGGGGTGGCGTAGATAGCTACCCTCAGGACTTGGTTTCTGTGGTTCTGTCTATGGCGTCTAGGGCTGCGCAGCCCTCTGGGGCTATCACGGTTGGCGGCATTAGTATGGGCGCTACCACGGGGATCACGCCGCAGTCTCATGAATATAGGATTCTCGATACCTATAAGTTAAGGGCGCTACCATGATCGGCGCGATTTTTAACCAGACGGTGGAGATATTACGCGCGGGCACGAAGCGCAGTCGCTACAGCTCGGAGACTGTGTCCGATTGGTCTAACCCCACGGTTATCCCGGTAGAATTTCCCGTTAGCGTGCAGCCCGTGGGAACTACCGAGGGCGGGGTTCTACGCCCCACGGTGGACCAGTCCTGGAGGATGTACACACCCCCGGGTACTGATTTAGATATTCGGGCGTCTGATCGCGTGAGACTAGGCGGGGTGTTAGTGATGGCTGTGGATGGCGCCCCCGCGCGCTGGCCGGACCCTAATAACCCCGGGGCTGTGCATCACGTGGAAGTGGGGCTAAAGCATGTCGTCGGATAGGGTCCCGGAGTTTATTTGGAGGGACGTCAACCAGCAAAAGGGGTTAAAGCGTCATTTGCTGGTGGTGGGGGAGCGTGTAGCCCGCGCTGCCTTAGCTGAGTCACGTAAACACGGCGGTGAGGCTAACTATTCTGTGCGCTACAGTGTGCGTCCCCGTGGTCGTGCCCAGGTGCAGGTCTTTTCAGACAATAGGGCTGAGGAGTACGGCGGGGAGGACACTCCCCGTATTGGCGCGCTGCGGCGCGTAATCAAGAGGGGAGGCTACTAGTCGTGGATGTGTTAGCGGCCATTGTAGAAAAGCTACAGGGCGTTAATGATTGGCCGGTTTACGCTGAGCTACCCCACGATTTCGAGCTAGAGGGACTTCCAGCTGTGGATGTGTGGCAGGTTGGCCCCGCTGAACGCCGTGCCGCGATGAACGCGTTAGGGGCGGATATTGTCGAGTTCGATGTCGATATTTACACCACCCCGGCTATGTGGAACAGCGGGGAGGCGTGGAAGCTGGCAAATGCGGCGCGGATGGAGTTGTGGAGGTGGTGGGGCGCGTCTATTCATGTGGTAGACGCCTCCCGCCCTGAGTCCCGCCCGGATCGTAACGAAAATGTTAGGCGCGTAGGTTTCACTGTATCGGTGATGGTTGCGGCCTAGAACTAGATTTTTTTATTTTTCCTTGAAGGGGGAATTATGGCTAAGGCCACTGTTGATGTTTCTAACCTGGTCGATTTGTCCCAGGCTAATTTTGCGCGTGAATTGGCGCTGCTTGGTGTTACTGGCGTAGCTCACTACGCCCCTTATGGCACTAAGCTGCCTGAGTCTATGGAAAAGCTAGACAAGCCGTGGACCGCCCTAGGCTGGTGTAATGACTCCGGCATTTCCGAGTCTCAGTCCGAGGAGAAGAACGAGTTCAGCGTTTGGCAGTCTACCGAAAATTTGCGCGAACAGATTAACAAGCGTGAATACACGTTTAAGCTAACCGCTCTGTCTATCGGCGGCCTGGCTAACGCTCTTTACTACTCTGTCCCTGAGGACATGATGGCGTGGGATGAAGAGACAGGGGTGGCGTCTTTCGAGCAGGGCGGCACTATCCCCGAGGACTACATTTTTAGCCTGGTGATTGATATTGTTGATGGCCATAAAGCCCGCCGCATCGTGATCCCTAAGGCTACCGTCTCGGAGCGCGGGGACGTGAATTACACGCGTTCCGATTTGGTGGGCTATGAGTTCACCTTTAAGGCTAACCTTGATGCGGGCGTGGGCTATTCTGTTAAGCGCCTGTTTAAGGAAGGCTGGAAGCCCGGCACCGAGGGTACGACGTTGGCGGGCGCCGCGTCTGAAAACGGCCTAGGAGATTGGTCTAAGGACGTTGCCACGGCTGAGGGTGACGCTAAGACCTACACCTTTACCTTGAAGGGTGCCACCGCTGGTACCTGGGATCTGGCAGTCGGTACTAATAAGGCTACGGGCCTGTCCTGGAAGGCTACCGACGAACAAGTCCAGAAGGCGCTGCGCGCTAAGGGTGAAAAGACGGCCCGCGTATCTGGCAGCGTGCAGGGTGGGTTCACTATTTCCGGCGTGGCGTCGAAGCCTACGGTAACCGTCACCTCCCTGGAAGGCGTGACTAGTGCTGAGGTTTCGGAGGTTACAGCCGCCTAGCCGGTATGGGCGGCATGTGAGGGGCTGGGGACTGTAAAACCCCCGGCCCCTCTTTATGTTGCCGTTTATTTGGATTTGCAGCCCGCGCTAACGGGTGCACGCGACCACCTAGAAAAGTAAAGGTTTTGCGCGAGTGGGGGAGTTGAGGGCAGGTCGCCCCCACATGTTTGCGTGGTTCCTATTGGCGCGGTTGACCCCGCGCGGGTTGCATATAACTTAAAAAAATTGACGAAAAAGACTTGCCCCATTTTGAAAGGATCTGTCACAGTGACTATTAACCTAGATGCCATGCTCGCTAAGCGCCGTGAAGCAGTGGGAGACGCTAAGGGATTCCCCGTCGAATTCGGCGGCAAAACGTTTTATTTCACAGCCCCGGAATTGGCTAGTTCCGATTTTAATGACCGGTTCGACGAACTACAGCGGGATGTCCAAGACGGCCTAATGACCGCTAGGGACGTGCGCGCGGAATTCCTAGACATGTTCCTGGGGGATCAGTCGGACGAATTCGCAGCCTTGTGCGAGAAGGAAAAAGTAGACCCCACGCCGATCATTCTTTATGCAGTCCAGGAGCATAACGAAGCCGTTGCCGAAAACCCTACCCAGATGCGCTCGCGGAATTCCCGGAAGCATGTGAAGCGGCGTTAATCTCTGAGTATGGGCGGGATTATGTCGCCGCGTTTTGGCGTGGCGAGATAACTACGCGGATGCTGGTAGCCCTGTTAAAGGGGCTACCGGCTGATAACGCTTTGGCGCGTGCCCGGGGGCGGGAGTACGCGTGGACGCCGCTAGAGGACTTAGCGTGGGCACAAGTCCAGTATCTAAGGCGCCTTGAGACGATGTTTGCCACGTCCTTAGATCATAAACAACGGGAGCTACCTAAAACGGTTCCTTACCCTTGGAGCGAACCAGATGACGGGGTTAACCGTTTGGGCCGTGTTGATTCCGGCGATGAAACAGCGGCGGTCGAGTACCTTATGGGTATGTTATCGGCGGGGGATTAAATTTTTTTGTGTTAGGGGTGGTGCGCTATGGGCATGGATTCTGTGTTTATTCCGATCCTACCGGCGTTTGATAAGTTTTTTGACGAGACTAACAAAAACCTTAAAAAGGCTGGTGACGATGGCGGCAAAGTCATGGCGCAGTCTTTGGCGGATGGGATTAAGCGCGCGGAGTCTGATGTTAAGCGCGCTAGCGAGGCTATTGGCAGGGCTAAGGATAGGGCGGCTGAGAAGGCTGATAAGCTTAAAGTAGCTGAGCTGCAATATCAAGAGGTCTTAGATAAGGGGGATGCTAAGGCGTCCCAGATCGCGGCGGCTGAGGCTAAGGTCGCTAAGGCCCGGCGCGATGCTGAAAGCGCGGATAAGTCCGTGGAAAAGGCTGTCACGTCCCTAGCGGCTAAGGAAGAAAACCTAGCCCGCGTCACTCAAGAAAATGCTGACGCGTTCGATGCCGCGTCAGCTAAGGCCGGGGGCATGGAAGGGGCACTCGGTGGACTCGGTGGCGCATTCGGTGGCGCCCTGGGAAAGATGGGGAAGTTTGCGGGCCTTATGGCCGGTGGCCTAGGTATCGCGGGCGGTACAGCGTTTTTAGGTGAAGCTGTTAGCAATGGCCGTAACTTTAGCCAGGTTATGGGTACACTCCAGGCTGTGTCGGGGTCTACTGCTGAACAGATGCAGGAAGTCCGGAATAAGGCTAGTGAGTTAGGCCAGGATACGGATTTGGCGGGCACGTCGGCTAAGTCGGCGGCTGACGCTATGCTGGCCCTTACTAAGGGTGGTTTGTCGGTTAAAGAGTCTATGGATGCGGCTAAAGGCTCTATTCAGCTAGCGGGCGCGGCCCAGATTGATGCGGGGCAGGCGGCGGAGATTCAGGTGGCCGCGATGAATTCGTTTAATTTGGCGGCGGCTGATGCCGGTAGGGTTGCTGACGTGTTGGCTAATACGGCTAACAATTCCGCGACTGATGTTGCGACTTTGGCGGAGTCTTTGAAGTACGCGGCGCCTGTGGCGGGTTCCCTGGGTGTTTCGCTGGAAGATACTAATACCATGCTAGGCCTATTTGCCAACAGTGGTATCACTGGCTCCATGGCGGGCACGGCTTTAGCTGGCTCCATTAACGATCTGATTGCCCCCACAAAAGAGGCTAAAAAGGCATTGAACGAGATGGGGGTTAACGCCCTGGATGCGGACGGCAAATTCGTGGGGTTGCGTGATATTAGCCAACAGCTCTCGGAGGCGCAGGCCCGTATGGGAGATGAGGCGTTCGGCGCGGCGGCTAAGGTTGCGTTTGGTGAACAGGGTATTAAGTTTGCTACCACGGCGGCTAAGGCGGGTGCTGACGGGTTCGACGAATTGCGCGAAAAAATGGACCGCGTGGGCTCTGCTGGAGATACGGCGGGCGCGCAATTGGCGGGACTCAATGGCGCTATGGACCGCGTTGGCAACGCGGTGGCTGATTTCCAACAAAAGCTATATGACATGGCGGAGCCGTATTTAACCCAATGGGTGGATACGTTGGCTAAGCGTATTGACGATGTATCCAAGGGGTTCCAGGATGCGCTAGAATGGGGTAAGCACCACCAGGATTTGCTAAAGACTCTAGCGGGCGCGGCTATGGGTGTGGCCGCTGGCTTTGCGACTATTCGCACCTATCAGGCGGGCCTATTCGTCGTAGGCAAACTAAAGACGATGGTGACGCTTTATAAGGCGTGGCGCGCGGGCACTCTGTTACAAACAGCGGCCCAGATGGAGCTTAATACGGCGCTGCTGGCTAACCCTATTGGGTTGATCGTTTTGGCTATTGGTGCTGTCGTTGGCGCCCTGGCAATTTTCTTTACTAAGACGGAAACAGGGCGGAAACTGCTAGATTCCCTGAAAGGCCAGATTGTCGAGTTCTGGGAGACTCTAAAAGGTTGGGGTTCTGGGATCGCTGGATGGGCTAAGGGAATTTGGGGCGGCATTAGTGATTCCTTTGGTAAGGCGTGGGAGTTTATTAAGGACTTTGGCGGCGCCGTGGCTGACGTGTTCAGCATTTTTACTAAGGGTGATTACACGGGTGGCCTGGCCGCGTTTGGTTTTGAAGAGGATAGCGGCCTGGTTAACTACCTGTTAACTATTCGTGATGCGTTCCTAAATGCCTGGGAGATTGCTAAGGGTGTTTTTGGGTTCCTGTGGGGCGCGTTTAATGGTGTTTTGCAGGTTGTGCAGCCTTTTGGGGAGGCAATAGTCTGGATCGTTCGCCAGGGTTTGCTGTTCCAAAAATTCCTAGTTAGTGGCATGTTTGACATAGCTAAACTGGCTATTGCCGGTTTTGTTAATGCTTTTGTCTCTATTCGTGATTTTATTATGCCGATCTGGGATTGGTTTAGTGGCGTGTTGATCGCTGGCTGGAACGCGGCTGTTGAAGGTATGCGCGTAGTCTTTGAGCCTGTCGCTAACGCTATTGTCGCGGCCTGGAACTGGATTAGAGACGGCGCTACGGCTGTGTGGGACTGGATCCGCGAGGGCGTATTGTGGGCCTGGAATAAGGAAGTTGAGGGTTGGTCAATCGCTTTTAATATCGCTAAGGATTTTATTCTTAGTGTGTGGGAGACCCTGAAAAACGCCCTATTGTCTGGCTGGCAGTGGATAGACGCTAACGTGTTTACGTCTTTGCGCGTGGGCCTGGATGTGATTAAAAACGCGTTTAGCGTCGCCGTGGACGGCATTACTGCGATGTGGGATAACATACGCGCGGCGGCGGCTAAACCAATTAAGTTTGTCATTCAAAGGGTTTTTAACGACGGTATCGTTACCGCCTGGAATAAAGTAGCTGAATTCGCAGGTCTTGATAAGCTCCAGCCCTATGAGCCTGAATGGTTAGGCGCGTTTGCTAGCGGTGGCGTACTGCCTGGATACACCCCGGGACGTGATCCCTATACCTTTGTGGAGCCGCGTAGTGGCCTGAAAATTGGGCTATCAGGCGGCGAGGCTATCATGCGCCCGGAATGGGTGAAGGCTGTAGGCGGCGTCGCCGCTGTGGACGCCATGAATAAGACAGCGGCGTCTAGCGGTGTTAGTGGCGTCCGTAAACAATTAGGTGAAGGCGCGGCCTTTGCTAATGGTGGTGTGGTTGATGACCTGGATAAGCGCGTGGCGTCCCTATTTGGAAAATTAAAGGGTGAGCACGGTAAGCCCTACCAGTACGGCGGCGTGGGTAACCCGTCGTGGGACTGCTCAGGCTTGTGGTCCGGTATCGTTCAGGATTTGAACGGCGGGAATTTACGCGGTGGACGCATTTTTAACACCGAGTCCAATTTCGGCAATTTCGGCTTTGTGCCCGGTCTTGGAGGCCGCGTCACTATTGGCGTGCTGTCCGGTAAAGGCGGCGGCGCTAATGGTCACATGGCTGGAACTATTGACGGGGTTAATATTGAGTCCTCTGGTGATAATGGTGTTCAGATCGGCGGGCGTGCCCGTGGTTCTGACCACCCCCTGTTTAACCACGCCTACACGCTAAAGGAATTCCTAGGGAAGTTTATTTCCGGTGGTGCCGGTGGCGGTGGTGGTTTCTTTGATATTCGCGCGCATGTGCGCAATATCGCGGAGGCTGTTTTGCGGCCAATCATGGACGCTATACCACAATTTAAGGGCACCCTAGGTTATGTCCCTAAGGCGTTTGCTGGGAAACTTAAAGACGCTGTTATGAATTTCATTTCCGACCACGCCGGGTCGTTTAATGGCGGCGCGGGCGTTTCTGGTAGTGCTGAAACGTGGCGCGAAATGGCTATGGCTGCTATGCGGCGCAATGGGTTTAACGCTGATGACCCCCGACAGGTCGATGCGATGATCCGGCAGATTCAGAGCGAGTCGGGCGGTATTCCAAACCGTAATCAAGAGATTGTCGACGTTAACGGTACGGGCGCGGCGGCGGGACAAGGTCTGTTGCAGATCATACCGGGGACGTTTGCAGCCTATCGTGATCCGTCTTTGCCGAATGACCGGACGGACCCGTGGGCTAACATGAATGCGGCGCTACGCTACTACCGTTCGCGTTATGGCGATGACCTTACAACCATGTGGGGGCATGGGCATGGCTACGATAGTGGCGGCTGGTTGAAGCCCACCCCGGGCGGTTTTGGTAGTTACTTTAATCACACTGGCAAGCCGGAGGCTGTGCTGACGGAGGGACAGTGGGCGCGGGTGTCCGGGCTAGTTAGCTCTGTGGATGCGCTGGTGGCGGAATTGCCACGTATTTTGCACGGTGGCCCCCGCGCGTGGAATGAGACGGCGGCTCACTTGCAGCACCTGGTAGATACAGGTGATTATTTGGGGAATGAGTGGTTTTCGGAGTCTAGCCCGCTTACTAAGGCGGCGCTAGCAGCTCATAACTACTTTAAGAATTTCGGCAACCCTGGCCAGTTTGGGCGCCCGGATCAGTGGGCGGCGCACTTTGGCGGTATGGCGGCGGCTGGTGTAGCTAATGATGTTTTGGGCCTATTCGGCCTGGATGGCATTATTGGCGGCTCTTTGAAGCAGTCGTTTGTTGATCTGGTGAACGCGGGCGCCGATACTGCCAGTGCTCAAACAGGCTATCCCGTGGGGCATATCCATACTGGTAGTTTGCAGCCGGTGGCGGTGTTGGATGATAACGGGCTTGTCATTGGGGAGGCGTCTAGGGCTGTTGGCGTTGAGGCGCCGTCGGGGTCTAATACTACCGTCACAGATAAAGACGGTGTGGAGAAGACCCCGGTGGTTGATTCGTCTAGTTCCACTACAAAACTAGAGATTAGTCTCGATCCTGATGGTAGCTACACGGGTAAGCAGGTTGAAGAGTTGTTAAAGGGTCTTAATGAAAAGGTTAGGGGCCTGGATGTTGAAGTTAAGGGGCTGAAGAAAGGCCAGGAGGCCACGGTTACTAGTGGTTTGTCGATCCTGGTCTAAAAGTTCCTGACGGTTAGGGGGCGTTTTCGTGGTGAAGGATTTATATACAGTTACGTGGACTAGTCACGCGGGGCGGCGGTGGATTCTGGAAGGGGATTTACGCGCCCGCCGGGGGGTGATTTTTACGGGCATAGACGGCATGGTTGGGACGGTTAATCGTTCTAGCGTAGATCGTTCTACGGGCGTGGGTGTGGTTGACACTGCTACTACGTTTGGGGCTATGTCTGGCACTTTGAATGTGGCTGTTTATCCTGACGGGGATGCCCCTTTGGGCCGCGTGCATACTGAGTTTGTGCGCGGCTTTGATTTGACCCGCCCCGGGGTTTTGGAAGTGGTGACGGCGGGCCGGGAGGTTTGGCGCGCTGAGTGCGTGTTGTCGGAGCCTGTGGGCGCCCCGTCTGTTAGCCCTTACGCGGCTGACTTGTGGGAGGCTGGTTTGTCCATTCCGTTGTATTGCTCTACGGGCGCGTGGTGTTCCCCCTGGGAGGTTGAAGCCTCTGACAGTGCGGGCGTTCACGTCACTAACACGGGGGATTTGCCTTTATTCCCCTACATCGAATGGGCGGGGGCCGGTAAGTCGTTCAGAGTTAACGGGGTGCGTATTTCTTTGCCTACGACCACACAGCCACGGTTCCTTTCTTGTGACCCGGGGGAGGGGTTTGTGGTGCGCTCAGGTGGGCCGGAGGGGTCTGTGGATGTGGAAACATGGTCGGCTATGCGCGGATTGGCTGTGCCGTTTAGGGTTGACCCTGGGGAGCAGGTACACGTTGCTACTGATTCAGGGTTGAAGGTGCACACGCGGCAGCGGGTGTTAAGTCCTTGGAGGTGATGCCGTGGTGTCCGATTTTGTTAATTGGCTGGATCAAAGGAACGCGGCTCATGCCACGGGTGACGGCTGGGGTCTGTGGTTAACTGATAAGCACTTTAACCCGGTGGCTGATCTACATGGCTGTAATAGCCTATCTTTTGAGGACAAAGTTAACGCCGTGGGGGTTATGGAGATTGTGCTCCCGGGGGATCACCCGGCTGTAGCGGCGCTTTTGCCTTTGGATTTGGAGCGGGTGGGCGCCCCCGAAGCCATGTGGGGCGCCCTGGTTGATTCTGGGCAGTTCCTTATTTTTGAAGGACCGGGGGGCGCGTCGGAGCGTATTGTGGGCCGGGTCGCTCGGATCACTGACACCCGGGGGCAGGGCGGCCACGGGACGGTGACAGTTGAGGCTAAGACGCTTTACCGTCATGTGGAAAAGATAGCTTGTTACCCTACCCCTGGGGCACCTTTGGTAGCGCAATTAAAATACCGTGACTATAGGGCCGGGGATTCTTTGCGCGTGATTAAGGAATATCTTTTAGTTAACCTGATGCGTGAGTTTCAGCCGGGGTTAAGGTTGGGGTGGAAGCTGTGGGACATGGGCGCGTGGCGTTCACTCGTGGACCCTAGCCGCTGGCCGTTGATTGTTAACCCCGTACACGCGTCCACCGCTACGCAAAACACGGTGTTAGACGCGCGGATGGATTTAGCGGCGGATTTGTTTTCCGAGACGCTTGACGCGGCGGGTTTGCTGTTGACGGCTGACCTGTGGCTACCGGGGGATAATCAACCTGAGGGGTTCCCCGTGGCCTTAACCACCCCTATCATTATTTTGGATGTTGTACCTAGACAATTTGACACGTCCACTACAGGCGGGGGGCTGGATTTTCTACGCGGCCTAGTCCGTAGTTTTGATAGGTCCAATAATGCCCCCCGCCGTGGTTTGGGGGATACGAAAGCAACAGCGGCGGGGGTGTATCCGTGGGTGGTGTGGCGCCCTGAGGATATGGGCAGTATGACGTCTGATTTCACGGTTGTTAAATCTGAGGACTCGCACGTGATCGTTGGCGGGCGTTCCCCGGAAGTCTTGAATAAGGCTATTAGCGCGGGGACGAAAGCCGCGTTTCATGGGTTAGCCGGTGGCCTGGCCGCTGCGTTCCCGCAATTTTCTATCCTCATTGGGGCGGCGGGTGAATTCTTTGGTGAAGCCGCCGCCTCGTCGTTCCAGGATAAGCTTTTTGCGTGGCAGGAATTTAGCGACTCTGTCCGGATGGAGGCGCAGGGGCCATATCGCTATCGCACTTCTGTGGGGGCCGGTGATGGTTGGACGTTATCGGCGTGGCAGCAGGCGTTCCAGATGCTCCAACAAGGAGCGGGTATGATGTCCGTAGGCTTTACTACTAGCGCCCAAACGATTTATAAGTGGGGGCGCGATTACCGGGCGGGGGATCAACAGGGGCTAGTCCATA